CTGCGGCGGGCGATCCTCAGCTACGAAAAGCCTATTACATGGCCCAGGGGAAAATTGACGATATTATTGAAGGTCAACTAACACCCGTTCAAAAAAAGGCTTTTAGAGAGGAGTCTCAAAACTGGAAAACAACAGTAATTTTAAGGGACGCAATAGAGGGAACAAGAACCAATACCGTGAAAAGAGGTTACTTTGATGAAAGCGATTGGATTTCTGCTGCATCAAAAAATAATAAATTAGACAAGCGTTATGGTACAGGCCCGTTAGTCAAGCAAGCCCTTACGTTAGAGCAAAACCTGAAGACCGCTGAAAAGTCGATAGCAAAACGTGCAGCGAATCTAGCAAAGTCAAAGGCGCGATTAATTGAACAATCGATAAGGCAGCACACAAATCAAATTAACTCGCAGTTGCCGAAAATTGATGCTCAGATTGCCGCAAAGAAAAACAAACTTAGGAATAATCCCGAGTTTGCGGAGGACATTGCTAGAGACATTGCGGATAAAAATGCAAAAGAAGCTGAAATAAAGGTCTTAGAATCGCAACTTAAAGACCTGAAACAATTAAGAAGCGTGCAAAATCCCAGTTGGTTTTACACTTTAGCCGCCACCTCAATTGTGGCAGGCGGAGTTGCTGGCGGTTATGTTGGAGCAGGCGCGGCACTTGTGGCCGCTACTGGATTGACAAGGGGGCTTGCCACACCTACGGCACAAAGAATTGTCGCTGGGCAAACTGCACCACAAATGGCGGCTCAAAGAGCGATTAAATCTGATACTGCTCAAC